TCACGAAGCGTTGTAACGCACCCTGACAGGCTCCGCGCCGCGCGAATTTGCGTACAGATCCGCCATGCTGTCGGTCGTGTGCCCGAGCAATGTCTTCGTGTCGACGTTACCCTGCTGGTCGTACAGGCGCTTGCTGAGGCTGCGGATCTCGTGGAAGGTCGGCGCGCCTTCGTCCGAGATGCCAGCCAAACGCCGCGCTTCAGTGAATGCCGCAGACACGGTATCTGGGCTCACAGGGTCGCCGCGGCGTGCGGCGCCTTGTGGCACGACGTGATGAATCAGATGCTGGCTTACCACGCCGGTCGATTTGCACCGCTGGATCACGTCGGCCAGCGACAGGCCAATCACTTCCAAGCGCAGGGCAGTAGGAATGGCCAGCACCAGTCGATGCTTCGTCTTGGCACGGCTCACGGTTGCCGTGTCGCCGGAAACCTGGGCGCGCTTCCAACTGGTGACCGTCGCTCGGTCCTGCCCACTGATCAGGGCGAGCAGCATTGCGTTCTCGAGCCACAGATTCACTTCGGGTGCCTTGGCGCGGATCGCCTGGAATGCGTCTAGTGTCAAACGCTGGCGTCGCACCTTGACCTTTGGGCGTTCGGTCAGAGCAGCCGGGTTCGTCTTCATCCATCCCTTTGCCAGCGCCTTGGCGCACGCTGAGATCATGCGATTGCGGATGTCTTTCGCCCAGCCAGGCTTTCCGCCGTTGCTGATCGCCTCCAGCATTTCAGCGATGTGCCGCACCTCGAGGGCGCTGCATTCGATGTCGCCGATGTGTTCGCAGATCGTCTTGTCCATCGAGCGACGCTTGCGCTGCGTGGTTACTGCCGTGCCTTGGTCCGGCATCTGAGCGAGCAAATCGCGGATCGTTTCTTGCCCGAAGGCAACGCGATCAATCAGCGATCGCCGTGGCGAGGCGCGTTCTGCATGCGCGTTCGCCTCGTTGGCTTCCTGAATGGCCTGGGCCAACGGCACGCGGCCGATGACGTGGGTCTTGCCGTCGAGCGGATTCCGCCAGGTGTAGTAGCCCGGGCGCGGCTCGTGCAGGTTGGGCGGGAAATGGGCCCGCTTCCGGATGCGTGGTCTGGCAGCCATGGCGTTATCCGAACACGCGCTGCGCGAGGCGAGGCTTCACGCCGTCCTGAAACACGGCGGTTTCCTCGACGTAGTAGGCCCGGCCGACCTTGACGGGCGGCGGGTAGATCTTGCCACCCTTGATCCAGAGCCGCGCGGTTCGGATGGCCGGGGGCGGATCAAACTGGCTCTTCAGCCATTCATCGAGGCGCTTCTTCATGTGCCTTCTCCAGATTCCATAGTGTGCGGGTGAGGGCGATGATGCGTGCTGCTGCTGCTTCCATTTGCTATGCGGTATCGGGTAGATCAGGCACTTCCTTGCCAAATTTGCTGGCTATGTAGACGCGCATGGCGGCAATCAATGGGGTTGTGGCGTACATGCTGTGATCGCCATCCAATCCGTCGTAGGTATCGTAGGCTCCTACTATTGCTTCCCACTCAGGGCCGCTAAAGTTCGGACAAGCAAAGAGCGTAATGCGCTCCCGCTCGATGATCGGGCCGGCGTTGTGCCACCAGACGCTCGGCTGGTAGTAGACCCATTCTCCTGGGATGATGTCCCCCACACCGCCGAGATAGTCCCGTCGCGCCTCGTCAGGCAGGTACACGCGGCAAATTGCGCCACGATCTAGCTCGACCTCGGTTAGCGGGATGCCCTCCGCTCGCGCCACCCAGTAGTCCAGTAGCGCGCCTTCCAGTTCAGATACCTTCATCATTTCTCCTTCACGCAACGCAGGTACATCCAGCAGCCGCAGAACGACAAGACGAATGCCTCTGCGTTGCTTACCGATAGCTTCTGGCCTATGACGAATACGGCCAGCGTCACCGCTACAACGTCGAGACACGTTCTCATGCCTTGGCCCCGTTGCTGGGGGGCATGGCGGCGTCTACAAGGGCGTCCCATTGATCTGCCGTAATGCCAGCGCTTTCCACAGCATTCGCACGCTGGAACCGATACCGCGCCGCGTCCTGCTCCAGCTCGCGGATGTGGGCGATGAGGGAGAGAATTTGCCGCGGCGTCACACTCATTGAGGCTCGACCGCGCTTTTCCTCGGCCAGCCGCTCCAGCGCGTCTAGATTTACATCCTTCATGCTGCCTCCCGCTCGTCGAGCTCAATCCGAATCTGCGTCGTCCGGATCAGGTCGTTTGCGTACTGCAGCGTCATTTCCATCGACTCGGCGCGCAGCACCTTGATTGCCTGGCGCACTGCTGTGATGTCGGCCATCTCCAGCGGCATCGCATAGCGCAGCTTACGAGCCAGCAGCCGCAGCGGGTCAAGAGGCATCGGTCTGTGCTGTCGCATGGCGTGCGTACCTACGCCGCCATTCACGCCGCTACTTGCTTCAACCCTGGTGCTGCCGCCGTGACCGTCGATGTCTGGATCGCGCCAGCAGGAGGCGCCGCGACGGACGGTACCAAGGTTGCCACCAAGTCGATCCCCAATGGCACATCGGCGCCGCTGACCGATCTGGTGAACATGAAGTTGGAGCCGGGCATGCTGCTGTTCGCTGCCGGTGACGGCGTGACCCTGACCATCGCTGGCGCGGAGAACGTACCGGAATGAAAGTCACACCGCTGGTCACGTTTGCGCAGCGTGAGAAGGTAGAGCGCCTAGAGGGCGCCATCTCACGCTACCCACAAGTGGAATGCCCGGTATGGCACCACTTCGCTCCCGGGTTGTATGCGCGGAAGATGCTCATCCGCAAGGGGACCGTCCTTACCGGCGCCGTTCATAAGACGGAGCATCTATGCATCATCTCCGGTGACATCGAGGTCACGACGGATGATGGCGTAAAGCGCATCACTGATGCACACGCGATTATCACGTCGAAGCCTGGTGCGAAGCGCGCAGGCTATGCGCATGAAGACACGTACTGGACGACCGTGCATGCGACGGACGAAACCGATCTGGACAAGTTGGTAGAGGAACTTACTGAGTCCACGAGCCGAGAACTGTTGGGCGCGCCAGAGAATCGGCAATTGTTGGCCAACCGAACGGAGATGAGCAAATGTCTTTCGGAGTAGCGGCCGCAGCGATCGGCGCGGCTGGAGCGATCGGTAGTGCAGTAATCGGTGGACGAGCTGCGAAGAAGGCTGGGCAGGCTCAAGCAGACGCGGCAAATCGTCAACTCGACCTGCAATGGGACATGTACCAGCAGCAGCGCGAGGACCAAGCGCCGTGGAGAAACACTGGGGGTGCCGCGCTCAATCAACTCGCCTATCTGCTAGGCATACAGCAGAACGTAAATCCCGCGCAGGCAATCTCGGACCTCTACCAGACGTATCTTGGGCGCAAGCCTGATGAGAGCGGCTTTCAAAACTACATGAAGCTCGCCAACAGCGGGATGTCCATCGCGGATATCGAACGCAGCATAGCGAGCAGCCCCGAGGCGCAAGACGCCGTCCGGAGTGGCCGAGTGGATGCGCCGACTGTAGGGACATACGCGCAACAGTACGGACAACAGCAGAGTGGCTCGCAGCCTAGCGGGGCATTTGGCAGTCTTCTGCGCGGGTTCACGGAACAGGACTTCAAGACGGATCCCGGGTACGAGTTCCGCCTCGGGGAAGGCCAGAAGGCTCTGGAGTCGTCCGCAGCAGCACGCGGCGGTCTTCTCTCCGGCGCCGCAGCTAAGGCGATGACCAAGTACAGCCAGAACTTCGCCTCGAACGAGTACCAGAACGCCTATAACCGCTTCACCAACGATCAGACGAATACCTTCAACCGGCTTGCTGGGATAGCCGGTGTTGGGCAGACGGCAACGAATCAGCTTGGGCAGGCTGGGCAGAACTATGCCAATCAGGCCGGGAATGCCATCAAATATGGTGGCACTGCGCGAGGCTCGGGCTATATCAACCAAGCCAACGCGATCTACTCCGGTCTAGGATCTCTGGCCGGAATTGCTGCCAATACCAACTGGGGCGCATTTGGTTCTGGCGCCAGCGCCCCGTCCGGAATTTTTGGAACAGTTGGCGGCATGAACGGCGTGAGCCCGGTCACCGGCATGAATTCAGGTGTCGGGTACTCCTATTCCCCATATTCGAGCTTCGGTGGAACCTATGGCTGAACTTGATCCGCTCGCCTTTCAGCGTGGCCTGCAAGGAACGCAGGCGCTATATGACAACGCACGCCGCAACAAGCTCGCTGACATCGTGATGGCACAACGCGAACAAGAATTGCGACGTGAGAATGCATTGGCGGCAATTCTCTCGTCTGCCGATACGTATGACGAACAGGGGAATCTGCGTCGGGAAGCACTTCCGAAGATTGCCACGGCTGATCCAGCTCAATTCTTGAGCTACAGAAAGGTCGTGTCCGAGCAGGAGCAGGCGCAGCGCGACGCTCAAAAGGCCCAGCGCGAGGAACTCATCGCGCAATTCGACTGGGCCGACAAGAATATGGCCAACGTCCTGGATCAGGCCGGATGGGACGAGTTTCGCCAAAGGGCGGCAGCGGTCTATCCGGATATCGCGGCTAAACTTCCACCGCAGTTCGACCCGGCGCAAATCCAGCAAAACCGGATGAAGATGATCCCCGTCATCGAGCAATGGAAGGAGGAGCAGATCCGGGAGCGCCAGGAACAGCAACGGGCGTTCGACCGTGAGAAGTTCGATTACCAGCGTGCAAACGACGCTGCGAATCGAGACGTAACGATTCGCGGGCAGGATCTGACCGATACGCGCGCCCGGGAAGCTAATGCGCTCAAGGCGGCGGAAGGAAAGGCGCCGACCGAGTTCCAGTCCAAGGCGGCCATGTTCGGGGCTCGCGCCGAGGAAGCGGATCGCATCCTGAGCAGCCTCGATTACAGCCCCGCGGCGCTCAGCGTGAAGCAGGCAGCGTCGAGTGTTCCCCTCGTCGGTGGGGTGCTGGGCGCAGCCGCGAACGTGGTCACGTCCCCTGAGAATCAGAAGGCGGAGCAGGCACAGAGGGATTTCATCAACGCGGTCCTTCGGCAGGAATCGGGTGCCGTGATCATCGAAGCCGAATTCGACAACGCTCGCAAACAGTATTTCCCGCAGCCCGGCGATTCGGATGCTGTCAAGGCGCAGAAGGCCGCGAACCGGCGCACGGCGATCGAGGGCTTGAAGCGCGGAGCGGGGAAGGCGGCGTATAGCGCCAAGACCAGCAAGCCGTCCCTGTCGGACATCTTCGGCGACTGAGCATGGACAACGTCAAGCGGTTTGCTCAGCAATACGCTCCACTTGCCGCACAGGTTGGTAGCCGTATTGGCGTAGCACCGGATGTCCTACTTGGACAATGGGGGCTTGAAACCGGATGGGGAAAGTCCGTCATTCCCGGAACAAATAATCTCGGGAACATCAAGGACTTCTCCGGCCGCGGTGTTCGAGCCGTCGACAACATGACCGGCTCCAATGACGCCTATCGGCAATACGCGACGCCACAGGCGTTCGGCGAGGACTTTGCCGCGTTGTTGTCGCGCCGCTATGGGAATGCGCTTGGTTCTGGCGGGGACGCAACGAAGTTCGCCGAGGCGTTGAAAGCTAGGGGCTACGCTGAGGACCCAGCATACGTGTCAAAGGTAGCCGGTGCGACAAACTTGGTAAGGAAATTTGCTGATATGGCCCTGAGCGCGGTATCTGGCGCGGCAAACGCCGCTGAGCCCACCGGGCGCCTCTCCGATAAGGTGAAAAAGGCCCGTGAGGCCGGATACTCCGACGACGAGATTTTCCAGCATCTGAGCCAGAGCAAGAGCTTCGCCCAGAAACTGGAGCAGGCGCGCGCCGCGGGCTACTCCGACGCCGACATCCGCCAGCACTTCGGCTTGGGCGGTACGCAGCCGAAAGCCACGCCGATCGAGCCGACGGCCAAGCCGCAACCGAAGGAAGAGGGCGGCGCTCTCACGAACTTGGGCCGCGGCCTCTGGCAAGGCATCAAGACTGACCTGATTGGCGGTCCCGCTCAGTTGCTGACAGAAGGGTATGCCTCTCTGGTCAACGCCATCGCCCCCGACACGGAATACGCCCAGAACGTCCAGCGTAAGGCCGACAATCTGTCGCGAATGATCCGCGAGGACGAGGCGCAGTACCAACGTGATACGGATGGGTCGATCGCTGCTGGCGTAGGCCGCGTGGGAAGCAACGTCGCGGGAGCGCTGGCAGCGGGTGGTGGTGGCCTCGTGCGAGGCGCAGCATCTGGCGGTCAGCGTGTCGCCCAGGCTCTCGGTGCTGGTCAACGAGCACAGGCCATCGGTCGAGGCGTCGGGACTGCGGCAGGCAGCGCGGCTCTTGGTGGGGCGGCTGGTGCGCTTGCCCCCGTGACGCAGGAGGGTGACTTCGGACAGAACAAGCTTGCGCAGATTGCGATGGGCGCGGGCATTGGCGCGGCGCTTCCTGGCGCTGGCGCGGCAGTTGGCAGCGGTGCTCGCTATGTTGGCCGGTCCGCCCTGTCACTGGTCGAGCCATTCACCGAGGCGGGCCAGAACCGGATCGCCGGCAACATCCTGCAGCGGTTCGCAGATGGTGGCCCGATCAATGCCAACGCCTCAGAACTGGTACCTGGATCCGTCCCGACGCTGGCGCAGGCAACAGGCAATCCGGGGCTGGCCACGCTCGAGCGCGGACTGCAGGGCGCCAACCCGCAGGCAGCCAATGCGTTCGAGGAGCGCGCCGCGGCAAATGCCCAGGCCCGGGCGGCAGCCTTGGGGCGCGCCACCGGGACCGCAGCCGACATCGGCACGGCGGAGGCAGCACGCAATGCACAGGCTGCACAGCAGTTGCAAGCGGCGTTCCAGAATGCGCAACCGGCCAATCCTCAGGCGACCGTTGCGGCAATCGATCAGATCCTGAAAGGCCCGAGCGGAAAGCGTGATTCAGTGCGCTCAGTACTGACCAACATCCGCAGCAAACTTGTGACAGGAACTCCACGTTCCGAAACTGTAAGCAGTCCAGTGCTTGACGCTAGTGGAAATCCTGTTTGGCAGAGAACTCAAGAGGTAGGCATCAAGTATGAGACCGATCCTCAAGTGCTCTATAACAGCGTCCGCAAGCAGATTGGAGACCTGCTGGATTCCCGTATGGCTTCGAGTAACCCGGCGGGGTTGCAGGCGTCTCGGGAACTACTGGCGATCCGGGATGCGCTGGATCAGGACATTGCGGCGGCTGCGCCAGGGTTCCGCGAATACTTGCAGGAGTACGCCGAGGCGTCCAAGCCGATCAATGCCATGCAGTTCCTGCAAGGTCTAAAACTGACCGACGCGCAAGGGAACATCACGCTGGCGAAGGTGCAGAACGCTATTGCAAACATCACGAAGCAACGTGCGGCCAAGGGAAGCAACGACGCCAAGGCGGTAAGCGCCGAGCAGCTGGAGATCCTGCGAAACCTGCGCGACGACCTTCTACGTGCGGCCAATTCTGGAGCTGGCAGGTCCATCGGATCAACCACGTTCCAGAACCTTGCCACCAACAACATCATCGAGAATGCATTGCCCGGGCCGGCCGCGCCCTTGTAGGTGGCACAAGCGGACCGGTTGGAAGTCTCGTGGGGAAGGTAGGTAATTGGGTCTACAGTGGTGCAAACGATGCGATCCAGAATCGTCTACTGGAAATGCTGATGCAGCCCCAATCAGGGCTCGCGGCGCTCCAGAACGTCGGCGGCAACCAGCTTACCGGCCCGCTTGGCGGCAATGCGCTCCTTCAGCGACTGGCGCCGAACCTCCTGCCAGCGGGAACCGTCGGCATCAACGTGCTGGCGCGGCCCGGTATCGAATAGACCCTGCAGGAAGCCGCGAATGGCACAGAAGGAGAGGTAGAGCGCTGCAAAGATCAGCGCCTTTTCCTGGAAGCTCATTCCGAAAGATTAGCACAAAGCAGCAGCCCGCCGAGCGCGGGCATTTTTACGCCCGCCACTGAGCGGGCTTTGTCATTTCTGAGGCCCGAATATGACCTTGAGCCTGTTGCAAGAACCGGTGATGTCCTTCGAGGACTTCAATGGTCGCCCCCTGTCTGGCGGGAAGCTGTACACCTATGCGGCTGGCACGTTGACGCCTAAAGCGACGTTTCAAGACCAAGCCGGAAGCATCCCGAACAGCAATCCAATCACGCTGAATGCTCGTGGTGAGGCCACTGTCTACGGATCTGGTAATTACCGGATGATCCTGAAGGACAGCAAGGGTAATACGGTTTGGGATCGCGACAACATTGAGTCCATCGATACGTTGGCAGGGGCGTCCACAAACACTTTACTTGCGCGCCTCGTAGATGATATCGACCCTGAAAATGGAGTTTCCCTTATCGGGGGAGCGCCGCGAGTAGTGAAGTCGATTAACGACCTCAAAGCCCTTCCAAAAAACGGTGCAAAATTTGTCGAAGTGCTGGGGTATTACGAGCCCGGTGATATGGGCGGTGGCCGCTATTGGGTCGATGCTGCCGATGATACTAGCGAAGACAATGGCGGCACAATTATCGTGGCCAATGATGGCGGCAGGTGGAGACTGGCCGACACAAAGATCGTTTCTGTTCGCCAGTTTGGTGCCAAGGGCGACGGTGTGTTTGACGATACAGCAGCATTCAACGCGATAGCGGACGCATGCACAGAGCGGCTCGTGCCGCCGGGTGACTGGCGGGTGAACTCCGATATGTCGCAACCAGGGGTGTGGATTATTGACCAAGGCGCCAACATCTCTAAGCGCAATTTCGCCGGGCAGCCTGGGAACGGAGGGGGAGCCATAGAGTTCAACAAGGCTCGCATTACTACCGGCCAACAATACCTTGCCGACCAGATCGATGGGCTTAGTTACGGATACGGGAAGAATGAGTACATCAACCCGTATTTCCGCATTTGGCAAAGGTTGGACATTTCGGGGGGGAACAGTGTGTCGTGTCCTTCTCCGACATTTGGTGATGCCAATACGTACAGCGGAACTGGTGGTGTGCGCACGTATGGCCCTGACATGTGGTGGGGGAAAGTATGGGGTGGTGCATATAACCCGAATAACCCAAGCGTCAATCCTGGTGCAGGTACGCTCGTCCTTGAGCGTAAGGAATACGGCAACACAAATCTACTAGAAGGGCAACCGTATTACCTGCGTGCCTCATTCACAGGTTTCAACGGTACCGAGGGACAGTATTTGGACCCGGTTATCGGAATGATGGACATCGGCACCAACTCAGCCGAGATCGGAACATGCACTAGGGATGCCCGCCGCTATGGCAAACGCACTTTCCGGATGCGTGCCCGTTGGGTATCCGGGGACAATCAAGTCAATGTTCGCATGACGTACAACTTTGGGGCTGGAGGGTCGCCGGCTGTTTTCGTCAACCTTCAAGGTTTCTCCCTGAACACCGATGGGAAGATATATGACTACGTCGTAAATTATGAAGTGCCTCAGCTAACTACCGATGGATATGGGAATCCCATCACATTCGGTACTCCAGGAACGGACTACATTACGACTGCAATAACTTGTGGGGCAAACGGCAACTACACGCACGACTACTTCGCCGTCGAGCATCGGCAAGGATGGGGATTCATGCAGTGGGAGCGCACCCCCTTCGAGTTGGACATGCATAGATGTCGCTCCGAATTTCAATATGCAAAGGCTGCCTATGCTGGCAGCACTACCGCTAATGCAAACTATGGTGGCTGCGTTATTTTGTCCCCGAAGATGAGGGACACCCCGAATCTCGATCTGGTCAAAATCGACTACAACGCAGGTGCATTTACTGGCGGCGTCGAGTCTATCTCAGTAACTGGGGGTGGGTTTGACTATACGTCTGCCCCAACTGTAACGATTTCTGGCGGCGGAGGCAGCGGTGCTACCGCTACTGCTACGGTCGAAAACGGTTCAGTTACCGGCATTACGGTTACCGCTGCAGGTAGCGGCTATACGTCTCCTCCGCAAGTCTCTTTTTCCGGTGGAGGTGGTTATGGTGCATCTGCAAAATCCCGCATCATGGCTACACCTTTCGCCGTGGATTCCAACGGAGGGCAGTGGTGGCTTAGGGCAGCCGTGACCAACAACAATTCACGTGTTGTTTGCCAGTTTGAGGCTAATGCGATGAGGGTTAAGAGGTGAATGGTTTCGTCGTATTTAGTACCTGCATGAAGAAAGCACGTTAGCAACATTTTTTGCGGATTTGCGGCCATAGATCATCTCAGGATCTTGCTTTCCATTTATTCCTGCCGCCGCAGAGCGGCATTCTTGTGGGGTTTACATGCGCTTGCCTACTCCCATTGAGGCTACCGGATATGCCGGGTCTATCGTATCCATTGGAGCGTCTCTCACCCTTACCGACATAGGCATCATCGTCGGTATCGTGACCGCACTTCTGACGTTCGGTTACAACGCTTGGTATATCCGTCGCAAGGATCAGCGCGAAGCGGAAGAACACGCGGCCAGGATGCGAACGCTGGGACCCGGCCATGAATCCTGACCTGCGCCGACGTATTGCCGCTGCTGGAATCGCCGCCGCCGTGCCACTGGTCGCCACCTTCGAGGGACTGCGCCGCACTGCCTACCTTGACCCGGTTGGGATTCCGACCGCTTGCTTTGGGGCGACCCATGGCGTGAGGCTTGGCCAGGTCTACACACGCGAGCAGTGCGACGACCTGCTGGCGAAGGACTTGCTGGAGGCGAATGCCGGTGTGAACTCGTGCGTGCGCGTGCCGCTCAGCGAAGGACAGCGTATCGCGCTGGTGTCGTTCGCTTACAACGTCGGCCGGGGCCAGTTCTGTCGATCGACGCTCGTGCGCAAGCTCAATGCCGGGGACTACGTGGGCGCCTGCAACGAGCTGCCGCGCTGGATCTACGCCAAGGGCGTGAAGCTGCCCGGACTGGTGAATCGCCGGGAGCAGGAGAGGGCGCTATGCCTTGGGTGAAGACCATCGCCGCCGTTGCGGCGCTCGCGCTGGCGTTCCTGGCTGGGTCCGAGTTCACCGCGCGCGGCAAGGATGCCGAGATAGCCGAGATTCGGCGCGCGGCCGCGGTCGATCAGGTCAAGGCCGCTGACCGGGCTCGCGCCGAAGAACAACGCCGCATCGCGGCTCAATCGGAGATTGCCAATGCTGCGAAACAGGAAGCCGACAAGGCGCGCGCTGATGCTCGCGCCGCTGATGCTGTTGCTGGCCAGCTGCGCCAGCGTGTCGCCGAACTCGTCGCCGCCAGCCGTGCCGGCAATCCCGCCGCTACCAGCGGAAGCGAGGCAGCCGGCGATCCCCTCGGAGTGCTTGCCGACGTGCTCAGCCGCGCTGACCGCCGAGCGGGGATCCTGGCTGAATATGCTGACGCCGCCCGGATCGCCGGGCAAGCCTGTGAACGCGCTTACGACGCGCTGAGCCGGAGCGACGCACTCCAT